CAGGAATGAACCGGGTTTTGCCAATTCGCCAATGAACTGTCCGGGCTGCTGAAAGGGCTGTGCCAAACTTTCCATGAAAGTCGGTGCTGGCGGAGGGGTGACGGCAGGGGATGCCACCACATCTGCAAAGTTAGGAGCCGCAGCCATCTGCGCCCCTGCTGCACCCGGAGCAAAAGATGATGGAGTACTTTGTATGGCGGCTTGCAAAGTGGCATCTGTTGCAAGGGGACTCATGGTTGCCGCAGCAGCGCCGGGGCTAAAAGTTGTCGCCCCTTGAGCGGCTGTCTCAGCCACCCCTGAGCCAGCCTTAGCCAACTCGCCTAGTCCACCAAGGGCGGAGCCAACACCGAAACCGGTGATGCCTGCCATGATGCCTTGCTCAAGATCGCCCGTAACCGCTGTGGTAGCGGCTGCGGAACCCAGTGCGCCTGCCGCAGCGGCTCCCAGAGCCTTGGAACCCAATGCCCCAGCCAAGGTAGAACCCAGTGCCGCGTTGCCCAAGAACGACCCCAGAAGAGGGGCGAGGAAGGGTAGAAACGCCTCCTTCTGACCCGTCATGGGGTTGACGGTCAACTGCCCCGTGGGGGACAGGGATGACAGCATCTGAACCTCAATCGGGTTCATGTGTACAAGCATGGAGTCCCCGTACCTGCCGTATCCGGCAAGTTGATTCGCGACTCCTTGGTATGGGGCGTTATACATGGCAACTCCTTGGGTTGCGCGGAGCCACGGCTCCATGGATTCTGTTGTAAGAGCGTTTAAATTTCAATGCAGTAACGTGTACACAAGGCATCTTGTTAACCATCCGCTGGGTTGTTAGATACCCATGTGACAGTAAGAATGATGGACGGTATCTCTGGTACGTTCCCAGAGGCCGCTTCTTCTCTAATCACAACCGCGGTGTCGCTTGATTGCCAAGCCAACTCAAAGTAGTCGTTAGCATCCAAAACCAGCACAAAGTTCCAAGCCGCTACGATCTCACTGTTCGGGCCATCGATAGTTACTTTGGTGGCTGAGTTCGGAAGATTTACCCCATTAACACGAGGCCAGATATAAACGGCGCTTGATGATCCGCCGGTCTTGTCTACCTGTGCAGAGAACTGAAAGTTATAGATGCCACGATCTGCGACATAAATCTTGGAGGTTGGGATTCCGCGTCTAATATCGTATTCACTGATAACGCTGTTAAACAGCATCAGATTGACTGCATCGGCTACTGGATTTGTCTGTGTCGTGGTGTCGTAGTACGACGCATGAGGAAAAGGCGAGTTGATTTTGTTGGTGACTGAGTTGAAAAACAGTCTCAACGCATTGGAAAACTGGTCCTGATATTTCCTGTCGTAGGCCGCAGGGGCTAAAGGAAGATTGGGGGATGGAATGCCAAATGTGACTCCCATTAGCGTCTCCCGTCTGGTCTAATATCAAGACGCATCGCACCCATCTGCCACGCCACACCAAGGTCAGATGAGGTCACACGGAGGGCTAACTGCCTACCCCTGATGCGGGTATAGACCTGCTCCGTGTATCGCTCTATCGGAAGCACCACAGAGGCTGTGACAGTATCGGCATCTCCAGTTCCATAAGCCGCGCCCGGATAGTTGTGCGGATACAGCGTCAATGTAACAGCCGGTGAATTATTCGAAGACCCCAGAAACTTTACGTCAGGGATGATTCTGGAAACAAATGCGAAATGATCGCCATCTCCAATGTCAAAGTCTGAGGTTTCAATGAATGCAGTGATGGGTTCCGCAACACCTGTTTCAACGTCATCCCAACCCAACTCATGGAACATGACCTGATTGGGCGCTTTCATCGCGACCGTTGAATAGATTCCATGCGATGCCGCAACGGTGTTGTTGACGCCACGAACACATCCGGTCAGTGAATTACCACTAACTCCAGTGTAGTTGATCTCTTCATTTTCAATGACGATTGTACCGATTGACGGATAAGACCCTGCATTAAGCAACGTGATGGTCGTGTCAGTCGAATTGATTCCAGTAGACAGATACGAAGTCTGGATGCCTTTTGCCAACATCGGATAGGTACGAAGGGTCTGTTGAACATAGGCTGTTCTGTTTAAACTACCATAGTGCCATGTGCCATCTTGGTAGTTGAATGCCACATAAAGGCTATTCACTTGACTATCTGTTCCGGGATAGAACCACCAAACCTCACTGTAAGGCTCATTGATTCCGCACATAACTTGCGAAATCTGTGCGCGATTCAAAGTGCTGAAAACATGCTGTCTCAAGGTACAAGGCAATGTCTGTACGCGACCGTCATAAGCAAAGAACTTGTCCTCACCCATCCAATACACTGCGTTGTTGACGGCAATCGCCGCATTCTGTGAAGCAATAGAAATGTCCTGATCCAAAAGATTGAACGACCACACAAACGGTGGTCCGACATACTGCATCGTATAAACAGCAGTATCAGTAAAGATCAGAATTTCCTGCCGGGTTGCAGCAGAGGTGACAATGAATGATCCATTGGACAGTCTTTGTTCACCAGACTGATTGGTAATTTCTGGCACCCATTCGTATGGGTTGTCTTGATCTGACCATCTAACAAGCAAAGGATCAAATGTAGTATTGAAGTCAATTGGGTTGTACGGCTTTGCACCAAAACAAATAAGGAAATTGTTAACAGATGACAGGTTAATTGTCATTGTTTCATCAGGCGCCTGAAGTCCTGAATATGACGATGTGATTGATGTAACCGTTCCAGAAGACGTTGTGGCTGCAGAAATCGTCAAAGACGTACTTCCATTCCACGCAGTCGTAACATAAGCACCAGAAGGAATACCTGACCCCGCAATCACAGAACCTGTGTTAATCCCCGTCGCATCCGACACAACAATAGTCGTTGCACCCGAAGCAAAAGTTGCCGTGGTTGAAACTTTGGCTACGGTATCGATCTTTGCTTTAAGGGTTACAGCCCTTGACCACGATGTGGTATCTGCAGTCCAGTAATAAATACCACCATCGCGCTCTGCAAAAATAGCGTCGTTCCCATAATTAACAATTGACCATAAACGCATTGGGATGCCGATTGGTGTACTAGAACCCCATGCACCGAATCCCCATGGACCACTGCCCCAACCAATAGCGGAAGTGGCTACAGCAGGACCAGAATTTATTTGATAAGTCGCAACTACAGATGCACCGCCTCCTGTAGTTGTAGCATTTGCAGCCGTTGAGGCAATGATGGTGAAAGTATCATCTGATGGAATACTAATGATTTCGTATTCGCCAGATAGCGTAATACCAGCAACTGCAGTGGCACCACTAATAGAAACATAGGTTCCAGACGATGCGTCGTGAGCAATGGAAGTGATGGTGACTAACTTGCTGCCATTTGTAGTGGCAATGGGATCAGCACCAAGGGTAACGGTAGACCTGATCGGAGTAATGTCATGATAGGTTCCACCCAGTTCCATATAGAGTTTCTGGTTGGTACCCAAGGCCAATAGGTTTTGGGACAGGAGCGTTACATAGTTCCAGATATACCGGGCTACACCCAGATAGCCTCCGCCATTGGAAGTGATGTTCTGCCAGCCGCCTATCTTTTGGGCAAATCCACCCCGGAACCTAACTTTCTCAGATAGAAAAAACCCACCTTCATTTGCGTAGTTTGTGGTTTCGCGATTGACCCCCGGTCTAATGTCAACTTTTTGCAGTGGCATTACGCTACCCCAGACAAATACATAGCACGCTCATCCTGCCTGCGTTTAACCAATCCGGGAAGTACTCGTCCTGCTGCTTTGGTCCACTTCATGAACTCTTCAGCAGCGTCCGTAAACTCACCCCGATTGGTCTTCATCCGCAGCCCACTGCGTTGCAGATTTCCAAGGCCCACATTGAAACTGAAGGAAACCAGAGCGTCGAAGATGCCTTGGCTATTAACAGCAGCAGGGCAAAGTCGGGCCACGCCGCGCTCAAACCGGTTAAGGTCTTGAGCAAGAATAGTGTCCACCTCGTCCATGCTGAGTACGCGATCCCAGCCATCGGGTATCGGTAGACTGCGCCGCTCTTCAAATGGCACCTTGATGTGGTTGGGATCAATCACATGGCCCACGCCGACTGTCCACAAGAGTGCAGGGCAGCGGTAAGGCTTAACCCTGACACCCTCGTGGTGTTTAATCATCTTCAGCGCGGCAGGGCTGACCTTCATTACTTCTTACCACT